GGGCGCGAAAGCGTCTTGGCGAGGACATGTTGCCAGACCACGCGTGGGCTTCCCTTGCAAAGCGCCGGATCAACGCGCTTCAGCGTAGCGAGTGCACGAAACCATGCTTCGCCATCGCGCGTATCGGTCCAGAAGGACGGCCGCTCTAAATGAAGGACGCTCATTTCGTCGCGCCCTCGCCAGGGACACTGCCACCAGCGCGAGCAACCCTCCCGCGTGCCCAAGTTTCTGCGACGCGACGCACAGCTGCGGTGATGTGTGAACCCAGTCGGTAGAAGGCGCGGCTGCCGAGGGCGCGGTAACAGGCATCTGAAAATGATGGGTGGATTGCGTACCCGGGGCGACTGCCGCCGGTTCCATGATCGAACCGCCAGACCTCTCGTCGCACGAGCGCCTCAATTACGCTACCGAGATGGTCATCAAGCACGGTGGCTGATACGCGGTGGGCGAGAACGGTCACACCCAACTGCGCAAGCGTCTGCAACACAAACTCACCAAACGAACCACAACGAATTTCCTCGCCGGTGGGGAGCGTCACAACGACATCGACGCGAGGCGGGTTCTGGAATAAGGCGACGTGTGCCTGCTCCAATTCAAACGCCAGACTCCCTGAAACCCGTTCTGCCTCCCAAGCTTCTTTTGTAAACACCATTTGGCCAAGGAGGAACGCCCATGGCCGATGAAGTACCCAGCGCATCGAATCGCCATCACCGACGCTGTCGTCAAGCGCACCCGTCAGTACGGCCGTCGCCGGCGCCCTGTCATCCATCAATGGGAGTCTGATCAACCGACCTGGCTGCCAGGTCTTCGAGGGGTCATCCCAAACAATATCCGGGATTGAAACCGCTGAATTCGTCGGCGCTTTACCCAAGCCTGCTGTCGCCGCGAGTGCGCGCAGTAGGACCGGAAACGCCTGTGCCTCGTGTGCGGCTGCAGGCAACACCAGTTGCTCGAGCTCCCCGGTCGGCGTCGCCGCAAGCGAAGGTGCGATCCCCGTGACAAGCTCTGAGGCAAGACGGCCCGACGCTGTTACCGCTTCGCAAAGGTCTGCTAAGTCGTTCCGCTCACCGATCTCCTTGATCCGCGCAAGGAGGATCCGCAACCAAGCCGCCCGCTGGTCTGAGACAAGCGAAAAGATTGCCGGAACAATCTCGGAATAGCTCGGGAGAACGTTTGCCAGACTGACCAGCTGCGATGTCGCGACGAGCCGAGTCTTGTCGTCAAACCATAGTCCCGCGTCCCGAGGCGCAGATAGTGTCCGCAGTGATTGGCATGCGACCTCACCGCAGGCGATAAGCGCCTTGAGATCGTCAACAAGGCGCACGAGGGTGCGCCCGTGGAGGGCGGAAAGGTTCATTAGCCACCACCCCCAGCCTTATCCACCTCGTCGAGGAGTGCGTAGAAGGCCTCCAGGTCCGAGAATAGCGCCGGTCCATCCCCGTTACCGCCACGCCTCAGTGTTTGCAGCACCGCACGATCAAGGGTTTGATCACCGGCTTCTAGCCCTTTCTGTGCGGCGACAAAGTCTGCCTCCGAGCGCTCACCTTCGATCAGCAGTTCGACCAGCTGAGTCGCTGCAGCAGTTAGGAGCTTTGCCGCATCCACACACTGGCCCGCGCGAAGCATCTGGTCGTCGGTCGCGAACCATGCGGCACGTTCACCTGTCGGCACGTCTGGAACCGGAACTTTAATGAGCCTCACATCACCTGGATAAGAGTGCGCGGTGATGCCACGAATCGTCGACTGAATCTGCAGGAAACCGATGTCTGACTTGAGATACTGCCTGACAAATGAAGCTGGGACCTGCTCACGATCCACCCGAAGAACCATCACCTCCGTCGATGGGTAAACGCCGGCATCCGTTTGGCAATAAGTTACGTCACGTCCGATATAGCTTTTGTTATGTGCCGCATTGCAAAGGAGCAGGTCGTGCGCACTGAGCATTCGCGAGTCGCCGCTCGGACGCTCGACGGTACGCAATTCCCCTTCGAGGAAGCTCCGACCGAGGTTTGTCACGGTAGCCTGGAGCACCCCGACCTCAGCCTCTCGTTGGGTCTGTCCGTTCGACACGAGAAATGTCAGTTTTTCAAGCGACTTTGGCTGTCCCACAACCTGCTTGAAATACTGTTCGACTGCTGCCGGATAGAAGTGAGCATCGAGCCGCTCTGTTAGGTCGCGTGAAGGCAATCGCCGAGTACGCTTGCTGAAGTCGATCCCCACCGGCAGTGTGATGTAATTCGCATGGATCTTCGCGACACGCGCTTCGAAAACACGAGCCCGCGAATGCAATCGCTCTGCCTGGCGAACCTTGTACCCGATGTAACGCTGACATCCAGCGCTGAACCGTGGCACGAGCATCTCAGGAACGTCATAGACGCTGAGACCGTGGATGATGGTCCCGCGTTGTAGGCGAACAGATTGCTGGTTGCCGTGCATCGAATTGAAAAAAGCACCAAGGAAAGCGGAGTCGAACTCGTGATTAATGCGCAATGCAATTAGGTGCGCAGCAATGTTGTAGTCGCAAGTGCTGTCAAATAGAACCGCGCACTTGCCGACGGAACCGGTGCGGCTTATAAGGAGATCGCCAGATCTGACCTGCGTCTTGCGGAGCTGGTTGTTGTGGGCCGCAACGCTGATGCGATCAGTGCCATCGGTGAGCTCCACCCATCCGTCAACGATGTTTTTGCTGGAGAGGTAGTAGGCCCCAGAGCGGCCGTCTGAATAGTATTCCTCGGTTGGCCCGGTATATCCAAGCTGAATCTCTGTCGTTGCCTCCGAAAGTGGGACGCAAACACCAAGCGCGCGGAGCAGTTTATCGTTCGCTAGGAAAGCGGGTCGGTAGAACTCAGCGTCAAGCCGCTCCGTGAGGAGCTGACGGGTCACCCTAGAGAAATCCATCATTCCCCCCGTATGTACGCGCCGACTATCGAGGCAAGGTCATTTGGAACGCCGGCACTGTAGTCCTCGACATTGTTCTTGACGATGTACCCGAGCGTTTCGGCAACAGCCATAAACACATCGGTTTGCGGCTCGTCCTGAAATTTATCGGGATCATCTTTTCGAGCGTGGCGCTTCTGGAGATAGAGAACACTGGTCTTCGCGCCCGTACCCGAAAGCTTGAATGCATCGGCTGGCAGACTAATTACGGCCTTCACAATGGCCTTGCCACCGTGAAACTCACCGGTAGCCTCGTCTTTTGTGCCCATGATGTACTCGCGCACGTAGCGGTCGCCGGAGTTGCAGAGCACACCATCCGGCAAAATGATCAGCAGCCGTCCGCCAGGCTTCAGCAGTTGAAGGCAGCGATCAATGAACAACACTGCGGGATCGGTGTTTGTCGACGCCTTGTTCCAGACACCTTTTCTGTTAGGTGATCCGCCCATCGCGAGACCTGTAACAGAAGGCGAGTAATCGAAACCGCCGCCGCGTCCCTCGCGCGGGGTGAGGTCGGACCGGTAGGTTTCGAGGATGCGCTCCATCGCCTGCTCGTGATTCTTTTTTGCTTCGTCCTGACCTTTACTGAATTTAGGCGTGCCGAAGGGGGGATTTGTGCAGATAAGGTCATAGCTTCCGGGTTTAAGCTGAGGACTGGTGAGCGAGTTCTGCGTATAAAAGATTCGTGCCTTCGGTGCACCAAGTAGAGCCATATTTACGCGAGCTAACATCACCATCTGAGGGGATGCGTCACCTCCAACGAAGCTGTGCTCACACAAATCAGCGAAAAGTTTCTTGCGCGCGTCATCGCTCGCGGTTGCCTTGCCACCTATCTCGTCCAGAGCGCGCTTCAGATGGCTCAGCGCAACGGAGACGAAGCCTGCACTCCCGCACGTGGGATCGCAAAACTGAAATAACGGCCGGCCCTTGCCGTCGCGCGCGACGAGGCCAGCGGCGTCGGTGGTGCTCTCCTTGAGGTCGTGGAACGCCATCGCCAGCATCGCCTGCTTCACCGGCGCGGGCGTTAGGTAAATTCCGAGTCCGCCCTTTGATTCGAAGTTGGCACGGAGGAAGACGTCGAACGCACGGCCGAGCACATCAGCGGCAACGTCCGCGAGCGTGCCCTGCTTCTTCACGATGCCGCCGCGGTTGTCGGTGACGGGCCCGAGGTCCTGAATGAGTGAGAGCACCGCCTCGTAGTTGCCAGGCTGCGCAAGGCGAAGGTGGGTGTTCTTGTCGAAGATCGGGTGCTTCTCGCCAGCATCATCAGTGACAACGTAGTCCGGATGCCCTTTGACGTGCTCGAACCCGGACTGAATGGCGGCGACCGCAGCCGCGCCCTTCGCCTTCACATAAGCGGTGGTGAAGACGTCCCGTAGATCGAGCTTTTTTCCCTCGTGCTCAAAGGTCAGATCGCCCTCGTGATGCAGCCGGAACGACTCAAGGAAAAGTAATTTCGCGACCTCCTCGATGATGTCGTTCTTGCCATTCACCCTGTCCTTATGCGTCTGGTAGATGCGCTCGTGCAGCGCGTTGAAACCCTTCATCAGGCGGTCGTACATCTTCATCGACCAGCGGTAGGTCGGGTCAGCCTTAATGCGCTTGTATTCATTAATCTCACGAAGCCCGGGCATCTTGTCGATCTGATGGGGCGGGTAGGCAAGATCAAAAAACGCCTCGAGCTTGCCTTCGGCGTCACGCACCGCGGCGAACTGCGGGAACTGGTCGGGTGCGGTTTCGGCTGGCGGAAGCGTATAGGAAAGCATCTGCACCGAGTCGGCATTACTGCGGTCCCAAGCGCCTGCTGGCAGGACCAACGCCAGCACACGCGGGGTCTCGATGCCCTCGTGGCGCCCCCAAGCGATAGCCGCAGACATTCCAGCTTCGCTTGGCTTGAGCTCGTTCTGTTGTTCGAAGCCGGCCCCCGATAGGGTGTGCAACAAGCTCTTGAGGACGCCCGTCTCCTCGGAGACAACGGGGCTCTTGTTGGCTGCTACTTCGGTCTGGGCTTTTTTGGGTCGTGCCATGGGGTTCTCCTGTGGTCCTACTGGGCGATGCGGATTAGTTTCGGGCCGAACACCTCGAGCCCAGTGGTGCGCCGTGCGACGGCGATAATCTGTTCGTCTGTTGTGATGAATTGGTTGGGGAGGCGGGCGCGTACCTGCGCCGCCGGTACAGGCCTTCCTGCGAAAGAGCGCACCGCTTCGACGATGGCTTCCTGTAGCTCTTCTTCGCCGCCGCGCGGTGCAACATGGAACGTGCCGGCGGCCTGGTCGTGTTGAACGTCCGGGGCGCAGAGCAGGAAAAGCTGCAGTTGATCCAGGGTCCATGCGCTTCCCGTGGACCTTACCCGCTCGTGGAGCTCCGCGAGCGTTTGCGACTTGTGCTTCAGCGCGCGAAGAATCTCTTCTGCTTGTTGCGGCGTCATTGCAACACCCCCTGGCCTTGCAGTGTAGGGCTCGCAGAGATTCCGTGTGCACTATCAAAAACTCGCAAGAAATCGTTCATTAGCGCATTCCAGCGGTGGTCAAGTAGGCGACGCTGGGCGTGGTGGCGTTCGACGGCCCGCTGCCATCGATCGCGAGTCTCGCGCTCCGGCGTGGGGACGTGAATGGACAGAAGAGCTTCAGGTGGGACGAACTGCCGGACCGAGCCAATCGCTAGGCGGGCAGTCTGCCAACGAGTCTGAAGTGTGGAGAGGAGCAATGCCCACGCCGCTGGCGTCTCGCGAAATCGCAGGCGAACCCAGCTATCTGTGGGGAATGTGTTTGGCTGTACGTCGTCGTCGACATAAGCGACACGGAAGCTGGCGCCCAAGGTGGAAAGTAGAACCTCGCCCGCGACAAGATGTTTGCCGAGAGTGCGCCCCGTGGCGAGGACGACGGGTTCTGCGATTTCTTCTGCCGGCCCCACGAATAGATCGTCCGCAACGTCGCTGAGCCGGAGCGCGCGGGCCCGGTCGGGTGCGGAAAATAGCCGGTGACGAGGTTCAGCACTGGCTAGAGACCGAACGGGTAGCCAATCGAGCTCTTCAGCAAGTGCGGACTGGTCTGAGCGCAGCGCAATGGCGTCCGGCAACCAGCTGTCGTTCGACATCGAGTCCGGCTCGAAAAATGTTCCGTCATGGAGGTTTTGCCGAACGGACGGCACAACCGCCACCTGCTCTGCCTCGGTCTTGGCCCGGTGGATACTTTCGCCGATGAGGAGCATCTCATCGAGCAGTTCTCCCAGCGTTCGGGAGAAGCTATCTATTTGTCGCGGTAGTGGCGGCAGACGCAGGTTGGCGAGGGTTCCGAGGCCTACGCGACGTAATACACCAGACTCAACGAGGAGCAGCTGTTCGTACTCTGGGCGGTTGAGGCACAGCGCGAGCCAGGTTGCGATCGGCCTTGGGAGGCCCCGAACGATGAGCGAGTTGCCATCGACCGGATGACGCCGGGCTGCGCCGGAAACCAAGGCGGCCCGCACGGGGGCGAGTTTATTTAATACTACGTCACCGGGCTGAACACACCAGCGCTCCGCGATTTGCGGCGGATCCCAATGGGGCCCGGCTAGCTGCAGGCGCAGCCTCCCGATGTTCGACTGGCGGTAGATGGGAGTCGTCGCAGCTCGGGGGTCATATGTTAGTGAACCGGGCGTTTCACTCACGCGCCAACCCTCGAGCACACGACCGCCGAGATCTTCGATTGTGGAGCCATGCTGACCAGCGCGCAGAGCCACCGCGGCGGGCCCAGCAAAGTAAGCCGGAGACCAACCGGGAGCAGCCTGGAGTAGGTCTGGCGAGACGAAAGATATGGTTACGTGTGAAGTCACAACGAGAATATAAAGACGCGAGTTTGAATTGTCAACATTATTGTGATGTCACATGTATTTATTTTTAGTTACGTCCTGCCCACCAGTATCTGCGGTCCTGGGCTCACTTGCGCTCCCATTACCCATTCTGACCCGGTGGCTACCGGCGCTTTATAAACCTTCTGGATAATCTGTAACCGTATATTTTTTATAGATAATATAAAATGTGTGCGCACACTTTAATAATAATAGCTGGCGAAATATGTCAGCCGGCCTTTCGGAGCCATGGGAAAGGTTCCGAAGAAAGACGCCATCATAAAACTGGAGCTACTGACGCCTTGCGTCAGAGAAATAACATCGGTAGAACGCCGCCTCGGCGGTCGCCCCCCCTCCCCCGCAAGCTCACTTGGTGAGCCCCCAATGCCCTATGCTTTAATCATGAAAACGTCCTGTTTCTAGCCTTGTGCCTCGCGGACTGCGTCCATGCCGCCGACTTGCGGGGCAACGTAGTAGCGGTCCGACGGCGACACGGTGACGTGTTTTGGACGCTGAGCGGCACCAATACAAGGTGCGGTTCGCCGGCATCGCCGCGCCAGAAAAGGCGCAGGCGTTCGGTCAGGCGTCGAAAATATGCCTCTCCGACCAGATTTTCTGCCGGGAGGTGACGATGATCTGGGATATGAGCTGGGATAAAAGGGATCGCTACGGTCGGATTATTGGCAAGATTTCAGTCAATGATCGGGACGTTTGCTTGGAGCAAATCCGCCCTGGCATGGCACTACAAGCAGCATGCGCGGGATCGGTCGCCAGATGACCGAGGCACGTATTCCGATTCAGAGGTTGCAGCCCGGGCCGCGCGTGTGGGGCTGTGGCAAGACGTGCCCCTTGTTGCGCCGTGGGAGTGGCGGCATAAAAAGTGAGAGGTTGTCGCTGCGCGCAGTACGGTTAGACTGACCGATATTTGCCGAACCTCACCAAAGGTGATTTCCACGTCCGAAGAAGAAATGAAAGCTGAACTCGAGCGCCTGCGTAGTGAAAATGCCTGGCTGAAGAAAGGTGCTGCGACCGGCATCACGATGAATGTTAGTGAAAAAAGCCGGCTCTCGGTCTACGGTATGGGACGCTTCCCGATCACGCCCTACAAAGAGCAGTGGTTGAAGCTGCTGGATATGTCTGACGCCATCCGGTCGTTTATAGCGGCGAACGATGCGGCATTGAAAGCGAAGGGGTAGTCCCTCCCACCATGCGCACATTCGCTGAAGCCGACCAAGCCTATCGGGAAGCGATTGAAGCGCCCGGCCGTGCAAACGGTACTGCAGAAAGCCGAGGCACTATCCTCGACGTGGACGGTTTCGAGGAATGCCACCAGTAGCGTCAACCAATGAACTGAAGATTGAACAGGAGGATCGATGACAACAACTAATGATCAACCAGCCGCGCCTGTCAGTTGGTTCGTTGGCGCGAGCTACGGCGGCACTGACGACCAGATGCCTAGATTTCTGTCAGAGGGTATTTGGGAAAATGGCTACGACGACAAGCACCTCGATGTGGTGCTGTCCATGCGGCCAGGAGAACGGATCGCCATCAAATCCTCTTACACACGCAAACACGGTCTGCCTTTCGATAGCCGAGGCCGTGCGGTGTCAGTCATGGGGATCAAAGCAGTCGGCACGATCACAGAGAATCTGAACGACGGAAAACGAGTGAAGGTAGACTGGACTAAGGTCGAACCGGTGCGTGAGTGGTACTTTTACACCCACAGGGGAACGATCTGGCGTGTGCTACCTGGCGACTGGATGAACGATGCGCTGATCGCGTTCGCGTTCGAAGGTAAACCGCAGGATTTAGATCGTTTTCGCAACGAACCCTTCTGGCGAGAGCGTTACGGGACTACTTCGCCAGAAAAGCAGCGTTTCCAATGGACGGACTTCTACGAGGCGGTGGCCGAAAAGCTGCTGACCTACGCGGACGACCGAACCCCACTCATCGAGGGCATCCACGAAATGGCCTCGCGCGCGCCTGGATTGGGCTACCTGCAGGATAAGTTTCCCGATGGCACCAGCGGCCCGCTGCGGGATATTTGCCCGTTCACCACGATGGGAACCTTCAACCGTTCCATGACAGATGCTAACCGCAAGATCATCGCGGGTGAGCTTGCCAAAATGCTGGGTGTGACAGTCCCTGTGCCGCCCTCATTCGAAGGCATCCCCGTCCTCAACAATCAACGATCTTGGTTCTTCGCCTATGCCGATAAACGCGGGGCCGGTGACATCGCCGCGTTGTGGAAGGTATTCGTTGCCGCGAGCAAGATGGCGGACGGCGACCAATCGGACGCTCGAGATTCGTTCATCCAGGCTTACGATGAGGCTACCCAAGTGTGGGGCGTTGCCTGGAATCTCTCGACAGGCCTTTACTGGACGCATCCGTGGGAGTTTCTGACACTCGACAGCCAGTCGCGCCACTACATCAACAAGCGGCTCAGCCTGAATGTCGCCATCAGTGGTCAGCAAGGGCCCTGTGATGCTCGGAGTTATCTGAAGCTGGTGGATGATCTGCGTGCGCGCTTCGGCGAAGACGGCTATCCGGTCCACAGCTTTCCAGATCTGTCGCTGGCGTCCTGGATGTACAAGGACCCTGTCGACGAGCCAGTTTTACCCGGTGATGTTGATGGTGCCGCTGAGGAACAGGCAACAGGCGGTGAGGTTCGTGAAGCCTTTCAAGCAGCCGCACCGATCATTTCATTCTCGGTCGATGACATTCTGAAAGACGGATGCTTCCTTGATCGATCCGAAATTGATCTTTTGCTTGATCGGCTACGAACCAAGAAAAACCTGATCCTTCAAGGGCCACCGGGCACTGGCAAGACGTGGCTGGCGAAGCGACTGGCGTTCGCGCTAATGGGGCAGAAGGACGACAGCAAAGTCCGAGCGGTTCAGTTCCATCCCAACCTCTCCTACGAGGACTTCGTCCGAGGCTGGCGCCCGACTGGAGAAGGCAAGTTGTCGCTGGCAGACGGGGTATTCATGGAAGCGATCAAGGCTGCCAGCAAAGAGCCGTCATCGAAGTTTGTCGTGGTGATTGAGGAGATCAACCGTGGTAACCCAGCGCAGATCTTCGGCGAACTGTTAACGCTGCTGGAGGCAGGGAAGCGCACGCCCAACGAGGCGTTGGAGCTGTGCTACCCGGATGCTGACGGCAAGCGGCGCCCTGTCCACGTCCCCGAGAATCTCTATGTGATCGGCACGATGAACATCGCAGACCGGTCGCTGGCTCTTGTAGACCTCGCGCTGCGTCGCCGTTTTGCCTTCATTGGTCTGGAGCCGAAGCTGGGTACCGCGTGGCGGGATTGGGTGGTCAAGGAGTGTGCTGTCGATCCGGCTCTGGTTGCGGATATCGAGCATCGGATCGTTGAACTGAATGACCAGATCGCGGCTGACGCCCGTCTGGGAAGGCAGTTCCGGATCGGCCACAGCTACGTGACGCCTGCCTACAGACTGGAAGCTGGGAACACGAAGAAGTGGTTCAAGCAGGTGGTCGAGACGGAGATCGGGCCTCTGCTAGACGAGTATTGGTTCGACGCACCTGACGAAGCGCAGAAGGCGCGCGCACGGCTGATTCAGATCTGGTGATGACTGCGGTCGCGGTGCAAGTCGAGAATTTGTCGGTAGACGCAGAAGGCTACATCGGACGTATTCCGCTGCGCAATCTGTGGTTGCTGATGCTGTATGCCTCCGACTTGTTCCGCAGTCGCGGGATCGGCAACGTCGGACTGGAGGACAACCCAGACGATCTGCCTGATCTCGTCGCCGAGATCCTGGCGCACGCAGTCGAAGTCAGGCAGCGCCGCCGTCTGAGGCTTGGATATCGTTCTCGGGACGCCGTCCTCAATCGCGTACGCGGGCGAATCGATCTCCTGAACACTGAGCGACATCAGTTGCTGGATCGTGGCCTGGTGGCATGTCGATTTGATGAGTTGACCATCGACACGCATCGCAATCGCTTTGTCCGTGCCGCATTGGAGACCATCTCAAGGGTCGCGAGGCGAAAAGATGTCGCGCACCGTTGCAGGTCGTTGGCGAATGCCATGAAGAACATGGGTGTCTCTGGTGATGCTCCCTCTCGCACCGAAATGAGCACCGATCGTTTTGGCCGTAATGACGCGGACGAGAGATTCATGGTGGCTGCGGCAAAGCTGGCCTTTGATCTTGCCTTGCCAACTGAGACAGCGGGGATGAACGTGCTTACTTTGCCGGACCGCGAGGTCACGTGGGTCCGCCGACTGTTCGAGAAAGCCGTAGGTGGCTTCTACGACGTTGTTCTGCAGCCTCAAGGTTGGCGTGTTCGGTGCGCCGGTACCCTCAGCTGGCAGGTAGAAGAGAAGACGTCGGGAATTGACAAGATCATGCCGGCGATGCGGACCGACGTGGTGCTCGATCACCCGCCGACCGGTCGGCGAATCATCATCGACACCAAGTTCACGTCAATCGTCACTAAGGGCTGGTATCGAGAGGAAACGCTGCGCAGCGGGTACGTTTATCAGATCTACGCCTACCTTCGATCCCAGGTCGGACGTGGCGATCCGCTTGCGGATTGCGCCAGTGGGTTGCTGCTTCACCCTTCCGTCGGCGAGGCTGTTGATGAAACGGTGATAATCCAAGGGCATCGCATCCGATTTGCCACGGTCGATCTGACTGCATCGCCCGCTGAGATTCGATCTCAGCTACTGCGTTTTTGCGAGCCTTTGCTTCAGTAGCGCGTTTCAGACATCAGCGCCAAACCAACCGGTCAGTAGCGAAGAGTGGCTCACTCGCGTGACGGGGCAAGAGCCTTAACCTGCCCCCGATACCACCGCTGAAATTCCACAACCATCAGCGTCGTCTGCGCCGCATCCTCGGCTAGTTTTTCACAGACGGCAGCAGATACAGGGTCGGCGGTAGCTGCATCAATTCCGGCGGCAACGCCGGGAACGGCGGGCACTGTGCTGGAATGATCTGGGGCGTCGACGCGCACGCGCTCAGGAACACGGGCAAGCAGACGCTGGCGATCAGAAGTAATCGCCGCCTTGGCTTTCTGAAAGACATTCGAAATCTCCTGGTTGATAGTGGATTGTTGGACGGTGACGGCTGCTACGTGCTCGGCCTGTTTCGCGACGACCTGTGACGTGGCGGCCTTTTCAGCATCCCACTGGGCGGTGACGCGGTATGCGCCAAACTGACACCCACCGGCAAACAGCACCGCGGCCAGCACAGCGCCCCCGATCAGACGCCACGGCAGCGCGGCCAAGATGTTCAAGATCGGAAACATCACGCATCCCCATCAAGGTCGGCGAGACGGTACTGGTCAATGATGGAAATGAGCTTGGCGGCGTAATCCGGGTCGGTGGCGTAGCCGGCTTTAGCAACGGCCTTCGCAAACGCTTCGCCGGTGGTGCACGAGAAGCACGCCGCGTAGCGGCGGTTCTGATGTAAGAACGCCGCATGGTCGTCCATGCAGTCCTGCCAGTCGGTGTATTTGCGCCAGCGCGCCGCTACCGTTGTCCACGCGCCGTTCAGGAATTCACGCGTGTTGATGTACAAGACATCGCCATGCCACGCCGGATCGGCCTTCACGCCGAAGAGGTTCTTGCCGTCCCGCGCGAGGGAAGACGTACCCCACCCCGATTCGAGGGCGGCCTGCGCCACGGTAAAACTCGCTGGCACACCGGTGTTCGCAGCAGAGGCTTGTGCTGCCGGCCCGATCAAAGCAATAAATTCCTGCGGTTTCATAAAATCTCCTTGGCGTTTTTGGCGATGTCGTCAATGGAGGCATCGCGGTTCTTGTCGATAAAGTTGAAGATCCAGCGCACCAGTGCCCAACCCGGCAGGCCACAGGCGAACATCAAGCCGCCCATTGCGCAGAGGCCCAGCGTCGAGAACGCCCAGTGGTGAAATTGGAAATATTCGACAGTGAAAGCGCCGCCCCCAATGCTCGACACCACGGTGCTGATCAATCCGACGGCCCATTCGCGGGTCGTGCGCGGTGGTGTCATCAACATGGTCACTACTGCTGCGAGTGTTGCGCCGCCGGCGGCGGCCAGTGCGCTCCCGTTGATGGCGTTGTAAGCGGCCGCAGCCCCGGCAACGCTGCTGGTGGTGGGTTCTGGCATGGTGGTCATCTCCATAAAAAAGCCCGCTCTGACGCAAGCCAGGCGGGCGGTTGATTAAAAACAGTCGATCTATGCAGGCACGGCGTGAATCTCAATGACGCGTTTTGTCTTAACTGCCGGGACTCCGCGCACCCGGCCGAACAGGTCCTTGCGGTCGTCCCTGAATTCGCCTTCGATGTAATACGGCGTGCAACCGGTCAGAAATTCGATTGCCGCTGCGAAGAACGGCACATTGTCGGAATAGGCCGAGTCGCACCCAGCCTCCCAGAGCGGCCCTTCGAGAAACATGCAACTGCCCTGGCACAACTGCAGCACCGGACAGGCTGCACAGTCGCGGCGCTGGCTCCAGTGGGTGGCTGTTTTGAGTTGTACGCTCGGCAGATCCGAGAGGTGGCCGATTTTGTGGGCCTGTCCGTTCGGTGCGACGGCCTTCGCCGATACGTTCTGACAGGTGATGACATTGCCGGCAAGATCGACGGCCAGGTTGTCCGCTTTGTCCATGCCGCACTTCTGGCCCACGCTGCTGGCCGGCCGCTGGTTGCGGATGGAATCAACGAAGCCTTGAATCTTCTGTCGTGCGATGGAGAAATTCGCGACCCGCCCTTGGCGCAATTCGGTAAACGCCCGGGCGCGGTACAGCATGTGCTCGGCTGGATCTCGCAGCACAGCTGCCATGCCGCCTTCGTCGTAGGGGTCGATGTAGGCGCCTTCACCAATCGGCACATCATTTCCAAAGCGCGCCTGCAACCAGGCCTGCACATTGGCCCGACTCTGATTGTCCCGGTGCATCATGGCGTTCACACTCATACGCCCGAGCGGCTTCAAGCGCGCCCACAAATCCATGATCGCCGCCAGTTTCTCCGGGTCATCCAGCGGGTCCGCACCGCGGGCGTGATAACCGGGCCCGTCATGCGACAGACCCACGCTAAATCCCAACTCCACGAGCCAGGCGTTTTTGTCGAGATCGAGGAGACTGCCGTTGGTGATGATGTTGAAATGCGCCGCCGGATACAGCGCGCGGAGCGCTTCGGCCAGCGGTTTCAACGTCTTCCAATACACAAACGGCTCACCACCCCAGAATTCGATCCGCGCGGGCGGTGCTGTCAGGCTCGCGGTCAGTTGCGCCACGAACGGGCCGACATCGCCAGGATTGGTTTGCTCTGCGTGTGGCACAAAACGCTGGCTGCAGTAGCCGCACTCGTAATTGCAGGATAGGCCCAGACTGATCTTGAGGGTTTTGATGTCACCCTTGCGCCCAGGCTGGTTGACGGACACGACCTCGGCGTCGCCAAACTGCATCGGCCGGCTCGGAATCACCGGTGTGCCATCCGCACGCAGGAACATTGAAGTCTGGTTGTCGTAGCTAAACGTGGTCTCGACCCCATCGGCTGCGCGTCGGGCGTGAATAGTGAAGGCGGTCATGATGTTGTGGCTTCGGCAAACGCTTCAGGGCAGGCCGTACGACACACTTCTTCGGTATTCTGCGTCGGGGATTTGACGAGGTTGTAAGTCCGGCGGCCGCGCACGCGCTCTGCATCCATCACTTCTACAATCATCCGGATATGGGTTTCGTCGATTTTTTCGATGGTTTTTTTAATGTGCATCGCTTACTCCATCACTTCGCGGCCGAACGCCACTGATACGCGCCGCTCGGTGGCAAATCGGGAAAGGGGTCTGGCGGCATGCGGCGGATTGCCATCGAAAATCACCAGTCGGTTTGGTTTGATCGCTACCGACCGCACAATCTCGTTCGCGTCATTCCACACAGTGAAATCACCGGCCCAATCCAACTCCCACACTGGCATCGGATACCAGACCGCTGCACGTGATCGCCCGTCATATTCACGCTCGAAATCCCGATGTACTGCGGCGTCCTCACCAAAGCCCTGGACGTTGATCCAGACCCGGCTAAAGGCGAGGCCTGCAAAATGCTGTTCGCTAAACTGACGCGCGATCTGGGCCAGTGGGTGCGTTTGACAGATCAACGCTTCGTGCGTCATGCCCGGATTGACTGCGCCGGGGCTATAGTGATGATTAAAAATACCGGAGAGCACGAAGTTTCGATGCCAGAACGAACCCGGCGCTGTTTTGCTCGCGCGCCAACCAGGCAACATCGCGAGGTTCGCAAACCAGTCCTGAAATTGCACAAACAGTGCCGCGGGCACTGCGTCGTCGATTACTTGCAGGCTCATAGTGTGACCTCTGATTTGGCTGGGAAATGCCGGAAGCCGGCTTTAACAACGCACGGTTGGACGTAGTCTTTAAGCACCGCAGTCGCTTTGCCGTCGATGCTTTGGGTCCGAGCGCTTAAAAAATATCCGCCGGTGCTCTCCCAGTACACGGTCACACCCGTGCGCGTGCAGACCGCGCCGCCGGGCTCCAACAGTTGTGCCTCGAGCTGCGCGATACCGTTTTGCGCCGTTACACTCAATCGCAGATCGGAGCGTAGCGTTTGTCGGATGGTTGCGTCGTAGGTCCGGTGATCGTAGACCTCGGTCACTTCAGCGGCCGTAAAAGCGGATTCGCCACGCCCGAATAAAACCAGTGTGGGCGGGCTATCGGCGAACGGCACGACCAAGTTGGCGTACCAGCGATAGCCCGCAAATCGCATCGCATCGACCGTCGATCGACGCCATGGCTGGGATAGTTGATAGGTGTTAATCCACGCCGGGTCTATGCCATCGCCAGTCACAAACGTGAACAAGCTGTGATCGTCGCGCCGTGCGTCCGGCGGCAATTCGTCGATGGTGATGACTAACGGTTTCTTTTCTGCATCACAGGAGGCGATATAGCCGTCAGGGGTTTTTGTCCAGACGATGTCGGCGTCCAGCGCTTTTTCTAGCGAAACGCCTATGATTTTGTTTAGCATGGTGGCCTCAGTCGCAACAGGCGCAGTTGCAGTTGCAGTCGCAATTGCAGTTGCAGTTGGTGACGCAGTTGAACGCGCCGCAATTGCAGTTGCGGTAGTTACGGTGGTATTCGCCGCCGCCAATCTCGTCCGCGGCGAGGTAATAGCCGTCGTAGTTGTAGCTAACTGAGACCGGGTTGTTGGCGTAGGTCGCGCCTCCGGCGTAGTCGAATGAGCCGCTGTTGTGCCAAGCGCTCTGGCCGATGGCGGAATACCATTCCCACCAATTGCCGTTCGGCGGGGTCCACAAGCTGTTGCCCTGACAGTTGCCGTTTGGCACATAGCCATTGCAGTTGGCGGCCCGGTCGTCGTAATACTGGCTCGAGCGGTTCATCTCGCCGATGTCCTGACCGTCATTCATCTTGTAGCCAGTGTTGCGGGCGTTGTCTGAACCGCCACCCTGACTCGAATAGATCAAGGCGCCACTGCTCATGGTGATACTGCCGGTCATGGTGCCGCCGGATTTATCGAGCTTGGCCGTTGCACTGGCCGCGTTATACGGCGTATAGCCCAACGCGTTGACCACCTGGGTATAAGTGGGGTCACTCGGGTTGACGATGTTGAGCGTGCTTCTGGCGGTGCCCACCGTGCCATCTGCACCGAAGAGGCCAGTCAGATAATCGTTGAGGTTATCGAGTGCAGTTTTGAATTGCCCCTGCGTCACCGTCGATCCGGTGAAACTGGGCTTTGAGGGTAAGGCGGTCATTGAATGTCTCCGGTTATTTCCACATCGGTGCGGCATCCCCTTGGCCTGGCACGTAGCCCGGCACAAAGGTGACGATCACCCCGTCTGTGCGTTTGAGATAAAGTTTGCCGTCGGCCACGTTCATCACCAGTTCGCCTAGCGTGACTTGCGCGGCCGTTGGCACAGCCGTCGCCGTGCTGCTGCGCTTATGCAGAATGGCGTTGGCCATGACTAGAACGACCCGCCATCAATGGTCGCGCTGGTGGACAGTGCGTCGGTGATACCAAAGCCCGACAAGGTGGTCGGCTTCGTCGTGATTCCCGACCAGGTGGTGGTGCCTGCAGGTCCGGTAGCACCAGTTGCCCCGGTGGGGCCGGCTACAGTGGAAGCTGCGCCGGTAGCACCAGTCAGACCTTGAATACCTTGTGCACCCGTTGCCCCCGTTGTGCCACTGGCGCCGGTCGCTCCGGTCGGACCCGTGGGCCCTGCTACGGTCGAGGCAGCGCCAGTCGCACCGGTAAGGCCTTGAATGCCCTGCGCTCCGGTAGGCCCCGTAGCGCCGGTGGCACCAGCAGTCCCTGTGGCCCCCGTCAAACCTTGAATGCCCTGCGCGCCGGTAGTACCCGTTGCTCCCGTGGCACCCTTCAACTGGGTCACAACCCCCGCCGGCAGCGTGCCCACGTTGGAGAGATCACTGGCCGCTTTGGCGGCCAGCGCCGTGGTAATGGTGGCTGCGTAATTGGCGTCCTGACCCAAAGCAGCAGCGAGTTCGGTCAAGGTATCGAGCGCCGCCGGTGCAGCACCCACCACTGCCTGAATTCGCGTGTCTGTTTCGGCCTTGGTATAAGCCTCAGTTTTTTTAAGATACGTGCCAGGGCCCGCAATCGCGGTCACCACGTTGCCGGACTCGCCGATAAAAAGATTGTCAGTGAGTTCTGACCAGGCCAGTTCGCCTACCGCCAGCGTGGGCGGTGTGGCGGTGGTGGTCGAGCGTTTGATTTGAATCAGGTTGGGCATAGGGTTCTCCGTTTAGAAATAGCCAGCGTCCAGCGCCAGCGTTGTGACATCCGGCATGGCCCCGACGGGGCCGACCTCACCACGTGCGCCGTTTGGTCCCGGCGGGCCGGGCACGGCCAGCGTGAGTTCGATCGTGACGCTGAACCATTGCGGATTCAGGCTGACACTCTCACCGCTCATTGGCTCATGTCCGGCAAAACCGGCACGATGAAGGTTTCGGTCGAGCGAACCACACCCCCGACCTGCACCTCGAGGTCGCAATACAGGTTGGCGGGTGCGGGAAATGTTGCCGATTGCGCCGGGTTAGCGAGCCCCAGATAAAAGCGCCCCGGGTTCGCCGTCTGATTGGCATCGATCACTGCCACCAGGGTGGCCACCAGCGTGCCGATGCTGGTACGCAATTGCGAACGGATCACTTGGGTCGACAGGGCAATGGCAACACCGTTTTGGCGATAAATTCCAGACAAAGCGAAGGTGTCACCCCGCTTGAATGGGGTTGTCGTCTGCAGGCTCATCTCAATATCCTTGTACGTAGGCGTCAACAGTTCCGGCAGCGGCAGCGCCACTGGCGTTAAAACACTGCACCAGCGGACCGCTGGTTAATTTATCGAGAACACGTGCCGTCGTAGCTGATCCCCCATCGCCTTGCAGCGTGAGGTTCACGATCACGACACTTTTCCAACCCGCACCGATTGCCAGACGTGCGCCACCTGTTCCAATGGCGACATTCGGCAGGCGTATGGTTTTGTCCGGCACATCGATTTGTGCAATGACAGCGCCTACAAATGCGGGCTGACTGCTTTGCTCGACGTCGATGCGAAACTGATAGGTCACACCGGCATCCGCCCAGGCGCGACCCGGAAACGGCACGTAGGCGGCGTCCGTTGATTTCTTCCACGTGATCTTCCACGCGTAACCGGTCACCGAGACGGCGAGTGTCAGGCTGCCGCTATCGGCAAAGACGGTGCTCCCGGTCCAGACGATCGGTTGGTATTGCGGCACGAGAAACACCGCCGCGTCCGACGTCCAGAATTCGGAGGCGGGGTTACCCCACATGCGTGAGGCGTCGATCGCATTAACCGGCGTGCTGTTTAAGGTTGTGCTGGCAAAGATGTTCTCAACCGGCGCGTCACCAAGGTTGCAGGACACGACAGTCACCGCCACGCTCTCGTTGCCGGTGGTGTCCACCGCCTTGATCAGAATCTGGCCTGCGCCGTAAGGAATGGTGACTAGATCCCAAGGTGAAACCGATAACAAACCGGTATGCAGTTCAAGCGCGTCCGCCCATGATCGACTCGCCCCCGGTTGCCAGCGCACGCTGTAACCGGCCAGATCAATGTCATCGACTGCCCCCCAGGTGAGCCGTGTGCCATCCAGGCGTAACCACGGCACGTTCGATGGCGGTGCGGTTTTACCCACCACAGCCACGCTCGCTTGGGTCCAGTCCCCGCGCACGCCGATCGAATTGACCGCTCGCACACGCACCTCAACATTGACGCTATCCTGCACCGGTGCGATCCACGCGGTCGTGAGGTCGGCTGCAACGATATCTGCGGGTGACCAGGCCGATTCGTTAGCTAGGCGCGACTGCACCTCGATCTGACCTTTTTGCGCGTAGATGTCGGTAGGCGCCGTCCAGCCCACACGAATACGCGAAATCACCGAACCATCGGCCAGGCGCAATAACTCGGCCGTGCCGCTCTCCAAGGTGAGTCCGGCCACGGTGGGCACGCTAAACGGATCCGGCAGGTTCGATTCGGCAATCACCGCCGCCGGCGCCAATACCGCCTGCGTATAAATACTGGCGTTGTATTCACGGGCAACGACATAGACCTCGTCGTTGTCCTTGATTTCGATTTGCAGGATGCGAAAGAGCTTAGCGCTCCAACCCGGCGTCGAGTGCGTGATCGGCACGACATCGCCGACCTCGCAGCGCAGGCCTTCCTGAAACGCGGAGAACTTGACGACCAGCCCATAGCGGCTCTGGTTCAGGGTCAACTGGCCGATGTTCTGCGCCCGGTAACTGTTGGCGGTGAACGGCAGATCGATCTTCGCTTCCAGAATCAAGGCATTGTCGGTCGCGCGCAACAACGTCGACTCGATCATCGCCAGATCCGGCTGCCACTTCTTGGCGGGGTTATAAAACCCTGCCGTCACCCGGTTGTATTTGGCACGCTTGCCGGCCTGACTGATGACCCAGGAACCGGTGATGTTGCTCTCCGTAAATCCGAAGCTCGAGGCGGCAGCTGCGATATCGAGCACCAACCGATATTTTCCGCCGCTAAAAATGAGCATGCCGCGGCACGCCGTGAGCAAGGCCCGGATGTTGTCGTAGGCCGTCTGATTAGTGTCAACCGTGCCGTCGCACGTGTAGGCCGCATAGTCGGCTTGCGTTAGCGTGTGCGTGCCGACACCGGCGCTTGTGATATCCACGGCAATGCCCGCAAACGCATTGGCCGCACTCGTTGCCAACTGGTAATCCGTGTCCGTTGACTTAATCGCGTAGTAGGTTGTCGTGGCGGTGAGTGGCGTTGGCAGTGTTGCTACCGAACTCACTTTGATGCCGTCGCCGGTATCGATTGGCAGCGACTGCGCAAAGGTCAAGGTAGCGCTCGCCGCATCGGCGGTAAAAGTGTCTGAGAATGCGGGCGCTGTGATCCGCGCATCGCAGGCGTTTGCTGCTGCTATGAAACTCAGGTCATCGACGTTGGTTGTTCCAACGCCACGTCCGTAGAGTGGGTTTGTCAGGTAATCACGTACGGCCAGCGCCGCGTTATTCGTATAACGGGTCTGTCCATCGCGCGGGTCAACGAGCGTGCGTCCGCGCACGTCCGCCGTGATGGTCGGCAAACCCGAGAACGCGTTGCTGTCGTATTTGAGCTTGACGTAGACGTAGGCGCAGTTGGCGAGCTTGCACTCGGTGGTCCATTTCGGCACGGCACTGATCAGCTCGCTGTCGGCTGCTTCATTCGCGGTGCCCAGGTGCTTATTGACTGTCACCAGTCCCGCGAACTTGGCATCGGTCGCGAGCAGATCATCCAGATACACGTTGTCGATCGCAGCCACCGGACCCTCGGCGAGAACAACAACGATGTGCAGATATTCGTTGCTGGTTCCTGACACTTCGATCAGCACCCGCGTGCCGCCCACGCGTCGTCGTCCGTAGATCACGGGGATCGGATCGACGTTGCTCTGCGAGTTGAGGAGAATGCCCTGCGCTTGCGCAGCGGCCACAGCCGACTGAGCGCTCGTTGGCCCGTTGCTGCCGATCACCGACTGCACAGCGAGGCTTGCCACACCACCGGCTACAAGGCCTGTCGCCCCGCCAATGAAACTGGCTGTGGCAAGTGACGCCCCCAGCACATCGGCTGCCGCTGCCGTGATACCGGACTCGATCACCATGCCCAATACTGCATCGGCCACCACTGCGCCCACGGCCTCCGACACCACCGAGCCGACAATGGCACCGATCACAATGCCAGCCATTACTGGACTACCTTGGCAAAGAGGCGTTCGCTGTCCCGATAACCCAGGTGCTCAAGCAGGCGGCCGAAGTCTTTTTCTTGCTTCACGTGGTAGTAGATCTTCTTCACGCCCTGGGCTTTCAAACCGATCTCCGCATAGCGCAATAGCTTCAACGCGACACGCCCGATCCGAGCCTCTGGCACGACATAGACCGCGCTGTTGGCGGCGACCAGTGCTTCGCAGTAATGGATGTGGGTTTGCACGATGAAACTCGCGTAACCGACAATCACCCCGTCACGCTTGGCAATGAATGTGGCTAATTTCCCCGCCGCATCCAGCTCGCAGTAGCGTTTCCAGTCGATGTTCAGGTGATCCAAATCCTTCTGACCAACCTCGTCGTATTCGCACGCGGCCAGCCCCTGCAATTCGCCAATCGCCGAACCCACCGAGATGCGCGCATAGGTGTAGCTCAAGCAGCGCCCCATTTAATCTGCTGGTTGATGTTGGTAACGAACTGAAACCCACGGTCGCCCGGAAACCAGATCTGTTCTTCCGGGTCATTGGTGTGCCGGCCCGGCGTCCTCTGGAAATCCACCCATTGCGAGCTGGCCGTCACCGCAATCGTGCAGGTGCCGTTGCCCGGGTCGTCCGATATTTCCATCGCATCGATGCGGCCATCGAATACCAGCAAGGGATTACTGATGAGGGCCAGGCGGTAATCGAGAAACGCCTTGTAGATCGCAATGCGCCGGTCGATGTAGGGTTTGGATAGCGCAATGGAAATCCATAGCTGATCTACCGCCGACACTTGCACCGTGACATTCGGAATGCTCATGTCGCTGGTCTCCGACAGACCCGTAAATCCCAGAAAGTGCCCGTTGGCAGTAAACGCGTTGCCAGACCAAATGACGTTGATCCAGGCGTCGGTCATGCGGATGGTGCCGTCGTCAAAGACCACCTCGACCAGATACACCGGCTGGTTGCTCGACTTCAGGAGTTCGGCAATGAATTCGGTGCTCGCGCCGCGGTCCATTAAAAAGCCTCCACCAGTTGCAAGCTGAAGTTGTAGATCGACCCGGGCGATACCGCAGACTCAAGGGTGTCGCCACCCATGGCCAGGGTAAACGGCACGTTGCGCACCACCAGGCTGACGTTGTCGCTGGGCACCATCAGCAGTGCCGGTTCGATCAATAATGTCGCCGAGCCGGTGCTGTCAGAATTGGCGTCCGCAGTGACCATGTAGACCTTGGTTTGGCCCGCAATACCCAGGAAATCCCCGGCTTTCATGACGCCGGCCAGATTCGCCGACCAGCCCCGGGTCGCAAGGCTGCGCCCTTGCTGGTTGGCACCGTTGACCACCGGTGTTCCGGTGGCCACCCCTTGCGGCAACTTGTGTGCGGGGAGTGCGGCGGTAAACGAATCCCACTGCCCGCGCTGGGCCAGAACAAACGCCTGAATCGGCGCAAATTGCGCGCGCGTCAAACCGACCCAGTCGGCGGTAATCACCCAGCGCTGCGCGCCGTTCGTGCGCACACTGCGGCGCAGGTTGTGCGAGAGCGAGACGCGCGTGGGCTGGTAGGACTGGATTTTGAGGGCACTGGGAGCGGGGCTGGTCGGAAAGCTGCCGCTCATGCGGTGATCCCATGCCGGCCGCGCATATTGAGCGCCTGGTTCACGATGCCCACCACCACGGCCTTGTTTTGCACCATCGCTGACTGGAAGCTCCGCGCATCCATCGCGCGCACTGAGAAATTAATGTTGATCGGCGCCTGCGGTGCGGCGCTGCTGCTTGTGGTCGAAGACGTTGCCGGCGACTGGCCGTTTGGAATGATCGATCCCGCGCCATTGGGCACGAACCACTCGGGGCCTTCCTCGCCGACGATGTAGGGCTGATTCGCTGCCACCGGCCCGCCACCAGCTTTGAAGAGGCCGGAGATAAAATTGCCAGCACTGCTGAACATGCCCGAGAGTGACATCCCGCTCGTCGCCTGTGCCAACGGCTTCATGATGCTGTTCTGGATCTGGATGCGAATCAGATCGGCAATGATGGAGTTGGCAAGGCTTTTGAAATCGAGCTTGCCGGTCTGCACAAAGCGCACCAGTGCATCCTCCATGCCCTTGAAGGCGTTGGTGAAGAGCCGCTCTGCCTGCGCTGCTGCATTCGTGACGCTCTCGATGTAGCTGTTGAGCGCTTTGGTGACGCCCGTTTCCCAAGCGCGTTCCGCTTCCCACCTTGCATCGATCGCTTTGATAATAGTGACAGTGGATTTGACAGCTTCATCACGCAGGCGCTGCTGGGTGGCAATGCTCAATTGCGTGCCACTTTGCTCGGCCTCCCAGATCTGCTGTTCTACCGCCAGGAAGTTCTTTCGTTTGACGTTGGCAATTTCCTGCGCGCGTGCGTTCGCACCGATCAGCTCAGTTTGAAAGACGTACTGCTCGTTGGCCTGCGCCAGACTGTGGGTGAACGCATTGATACGCTTGCCCTCATCGAACTTCTGCTGCGCATCAAAGCGTTCATTGACAGATTGCACCAAGGTGGCGGTCGACTTGGTGGCCTCGGTGCGCAGGCGTTGCTGCGCCTCGGCGGACAGTTTGGCACCATTCTTTTCTGCATCCCAGATTTGTTGCTCCACGGCCAGGAAGTTTTTACGACCCTCGGTGGCGAGCGCCTGATCACGGGCGTTTAGCCCAATCAAGGTGTTCTGAAGTTGGTATTGCTGGTTGGCGACATCCAGGCTGTGCGCGAAAGCATCGATGCGCTTTCCCTCATCAATGTTCTGAATGCTGGAAACGGTGGCGGTCACCTTGGCCATGTCCCCCAAGCGGCTTTCTTTGACGGCCAGCAGACGACCCTTCTCGACCATGGCTTCGTACTTGCCGAACTTGTCTTTAATGGCCTCGACGTTCAGAGAGTCCAGATAGGAATCAAACGGGCTGGTCTTGTCGGGGCGCTGATCGGGGATAGCAAACGATACCTTTGGTGTCGACAATGCTGCCTTCTTCAGCCCCGCATCGCGCTTAGCAAACTGGTCCTCGAGCTTGGTTAGAAATAGCGGGGCATCCCAGATCTTTGCCATGTCCTCGTTAAAGGACTGGGCGTGGCTTTTGAGATCCGAGGTGAACGTAGCAAACCGTCGCTTGCCAGGTTCAAGGCTGCGCGCTTTGATCATCTCCCCGCCAATCCCGTCCATTAGCCGCGCCACCGACATCATGTCCGCGGCCACCGCAGCTAAAGCGTTTCCCGCAATGCGCACGATGCGAATCACCGCGTCGAACACATCAATGAGGGCGGCCACCGCACGCAGGGCATTGCGGGCCCAGGTCTCGATTACGTTGTTCTCGTTTAATTCGCGGGCCTTTTCGGTTAAGCGTTGTGTCATGCTGCCGGCATTGAGCATGGCATCGGTTAAATCCACCATCACCGGCAATAACCCGGCGGCGATGGTGTTGTAGAGGGACTTCTTGCGGCCTTCGATGCGCACCAGGTTTTTTTCGTAGGCATCGGCCTCGGCCGCCATCTCGGCGGTGACCTTGGCATTCAACTCCCCAATCTCGGCCAGGTCCTGCATAAACGGCAGCAGTTGCGCACCCCGTTTGCCCAGGATCATCTGCGCGGTCGCCACCGCCTGCGTGCTGCTATCCATCGAATCGAGCTTCTTCGCCAAGTCCAGCATCACTTCGCCCGAATCGCGCAACTTGCCTGACGAATCGGTGACTTCAATGCCTAAAGATTTGAACAAGTCGGATTGCTTCTGGCTGCCGCCTGCCGCTTCAAACATCGCTTTGGAGAGCTTTTGCAGGCCGCCGCCGACCTCGTCCAGACCGGTGCCGGACAACTTGGCCGCCGACTTCAATCCCGAGAGGGCTTCGACCGTGGCACCGGTCTTCTTGGCCATGTGATCAAGTTCGGCAGCCGACGAAATCGCCCCCTTGATGCCATCAGCGAAAGCATCAAAGGTGTAGGCCGCCGCCATCGCTGCCACTGCGCCCTTGACCGCTTTCATGGCGGTGTCTGACACATTGCTGATCGAATCCATGGCGCGTCTGGCCATGAACTCGGCCTTGTTCAGGTCGGACTCGAAACGGGCGACATTGGCCTCGAGACTGACCACGAGACTCGCAAGGGTTGCCATGGCGCGTTTATTCCTTTTTACCCAAAAGGGCAGAGATCAATCGGCTGTGCGCCTCGGGCTCGGGCGGCGTGTCTGCCGCAGGAACCCGGGACTCGGCAGCTCCGCGAAGTGCCGGCATGAAATCGTCCGCCTGATAGGCGTCCTGGCCCTCGCGCCGGTGCACGTTGGCGAGCGTTGCGCAGATCTGCCCGAACCCGAAATCCGCCCGCGCATCCGGCATACCTTCGAGCCCGGCAAACGCCATCCATTCAGCCACCTGCTGACTGCTTAAGCGTTCGAGGAGGTGGTCAGGGTGGGCGAACCCGAGGGCAAGGCAGAGGCGGAAGTAGAAACGGCGCTCGGGACGCCGCTGGAGTTTTTTGAGAGTTCATTCACATCTGCGCCCGACAGGCCGTTTAACTTTTGCGCAATGGCAAAGACCCGGTCCAGTGCTGCGCCGGATTTGGCCCCCAGCAGATCGACCTCGTCGTCGGTGAACAATCGCTGGCCGGTCTCATCAATCACAGTAAGACCCACGAGACGCGCGCGCATATTGGTCAGGTCAACCTTGCGGTCACGGCCTTCGCCACGGACCATGCTGGCTTCGAAGGCATCGCGCTCGCGACCGGTGAAACATCGAACGCGCACGGCACCACCCCATTCGGGAACCTCGACGTCTTCGGTTTGCAGGTCTTGGGCGGCGAGGATGGCAGTTTTGGAAAGTAGTGTCATGGAAGTCCTCTAGAAATTAAGCACAGGCAATTAAGCCCAGGTAATGGAGCCGGAGATGCGCAATTCAGCCGAGCGCCGGATTGCCTGATCCACTGCGCCCTGACTGTTGAATTTCTTCACATAGGCGGTGAAGGTGGCCGTGTTCCCATT